TGCCAAGAGCGTTGAAAATCTTCATGATGTTCTGACGGATAACCTTGCCCATCTCAGCACTCAAGATTTCGTCCTCACCACCGTCAACGACATTGTTGACAATCAGTGCTTGAATACCTTGTGCGTTCTCGTTGACGAGTACCGTGTTACCCCTTGGGCCTTGAGCGTCTTTATCAGTTGCGACACCGCCAATGACCCACTTGCCGTTGGCATCAATGGTCGGGGTCACTTGGTCGATAGCAGTCTTGATGCCGCCCGACTTGACAGGATTGTTAGAGCCAGCAGTCGGTGCATTGTCCATCTGCGAGGCTTTGATATACCCCTCGTCATTGTCAAGTTCGCTGACCTTGGTCGGGATACCCCCCGTAGGCATGTCCTCAATCGCATCCTCAATCATGCCAGCCACTTGCTGCTGAGACAAGATCGTCGGCTTGTTGGACAGGTCATTGTAACTGCCGCTTGTGGCAACCGTCGCAAGGGAGTTGCCCAAGTTCGTGATGGCGGTGTTCAACGCCAGCAACTGGTTCTTCAACGTCGGGTCGCTTGTGTCAATGCCGTTCAAGAAGGCGGTGACCTCGTTGAAGGTGTCAATAGCACCCTGCACGTTGCCGCCGATGAGGGTATTGAGGGCGTTTTGCAGGGACGTGATTGCCGCCTGCAATGCGGTCTTGTCAGACTGTTGTAATGCCGTGTCTGCCTTGTCAAGCGAGGTCTGCACGTCACTCGCAAGGTCGGTCTTGGGAATGCCGCCAGCTGGAGGGGTGTATCCGCCTTCACCGATTTCTTCCTCCATCTCGGCCAACTTGGTGGGTAAGTCCTTGCCGTCGGGCGAGAATTTGACATCGTCGGCCATGATGTCATAGTCCACATCGTGGCCTTGATCGTCATATATCTTCAATCTCTTGTCAATAGCCATTGTTACTCATTTATGTTAATGTTCACGTTGTTTTCAGTTACTTCTACTTGCGACCCGCCGAAACCGGCACGCAAGTTCACGGAATCGTCGCTGATGTCGGCGTTGAGACCACGCCCGGCGAACAGGCTGACAACGCCGTTGCTGATGACAACCGCAGATGCACGGCTGTTGATGATGGGATAGTAGGCATCCACATCGAAGTCATCACTTTCGTAAATCTGGCCAGCCTCAGTGCTGTCCACGATGGTAAGTATCTGCGGATACTTCAGCCTCATGTGCTGGCCGTCTTCAGTGTCATAATACACCTCGATGTCATACACGCCACAGGGCAGATGTCCCTTGTCGCTGAAGAACACATAATCGTGTGCAGGGTATACCTTGTACTGGCGCACGAGGATGCCACGGCGCAGCACCACCCACAACTCGCTGAGTGCCTCGGTCTTGTCAACCGTGCTGGACGTGCCGTCCTGTAATACGGCATTCACTTCCTTGACGGGGAAGCCGACTGTAATCTCGTTACCTTGGATGTGTAAGATTTTCGTCTTTGCCATAGTCACTCTCCCACTGCGATAATGCGGCAACGGGTCTGCCGTGCCGTGCGGTTATTGTTGTTATGGCGGTTGGCATACTCAAGGCACTCTCCCAGGTAACGCTCGGCCACGTCCATCGTGTCATTATAGCGTTTCAGCTCGCTGTCATTGACGTGGTAGGCATATTGGTCATTGTGCTGCATCGCACCTGCACGGGCGATGATGGCACCGTCATTGCGCAGCATCTTGGCATACACGAAATACGCCAGCGCCTTACGCAAGCCGTTGCAGTAGCGGGTCTCGCCGTCAGTGCCGCAGCCACAGCCGTCACCGGGGTTGTATTCGCCACCATCCAGCAGGACAGCGGCGTTGAATGTATCGTCATAGATGGTCGTCCAATCGGCAGCACACGGGTCGGTCATCGTGGCCAGCTTGACGGTAGACCAGCCGATGGCGGGAATGATGTATACATCCTCGCACTCACGGATGAACTGCGCTATCTCGTCATCATCCACATGGACACTGACGGGTCGTGCCAGTTCACGGAACTGCTCCGGCCAAATCAGTAGTTGTCGTTTCTCGTTATACATTGGTCATCCCCGCATATTGAATGGGTAGAATACTGGTGTCTGCGTTGCGCAGGATCGGGTCATGCCATACGGCAAGCAGTTGTGTGAATCCACGCTGGATGAACCGCTGCTCAATGGTAACCTCCCCTGCGTAGTAGGTGTAGGCATCGGCCATCACGTCACCACTGAAACCTAACTTGCCGATGCGGATAGCATAGAACAGTTCTTGATGGAACTGCGCATAGATGCGCTCAATAACCGATGCATCGGTAGCGGTGAAGTCCTTGTCATAATTGTTGGCGGTGAACGGTATGACTTCGGGTTTATCCTCGTCGTTCTCAAGTTCCACAAGCAGCAGCTTGCCTACCCGCTCGTCACCCTGGAACGCTGCCAGGTCTTCGGGGGTGATGGTCGGTGCGCTGATGTCATTCCCGTTCTCGTCAAACTTCGGCACTCCACGCTTTGTGATGAGCATTGCCGATGTCAAGAAGTTGTTGCGGGCGTTTCGGTTCTTGATGTTGCCCAACCCTTCCTCGGTACTCATGTCGCTTATGACAGCATCGTAGATGGGCGTCGGATAAATGCTCTTTCCCGCCATCGAACACCAAAGGATTTGGCCGTTGTATCGGTCAATGCCGCCAGCCATCATGATTTGGTCACGCACTGCATCGGGGTTTGGATTGAACATATTGAAACGCTCAACGTGCTGCTCATCCACCGTGATACGGTTGCCGTTGCGGGTCTTCTTGCCAATCCAGTCGGCGTGCGTGATGATGTGCTGCACATGGCCAGTATCATCGCACTCCTCAAGTCGGCAACGCTCAAACGGAACATGGTTAACCTCCACCACCTCACCCAACAGGTTATAGTTGACGTGCAGGGCGAAACCGCCAAAGCGGGTGACGTCCTGTGTAACGAGGTGGAGAATGTCATCCGCCGTGTCGCCAGCCTGGTTCAGTTCGTAACCAGACAGGCCGTCACGAAACCCGTTGCCCTCAACGAACTTGCAGTAACGGGACAGGCACAACTCGGCCGTGCCACTGGCGGCTGCAATCCTTGTCAGGTGCTGGGGATAGAGGTTGTCATTCCCCCACGCCTGTAGGTTCAGCCGCTGGTGATACGGTGTATCGTAGCGGGGTGCTGCCTGTTTTACCTGTTGGACGTTCATTTGCGTTTCTTGCGTTTTGCGGGGGTCTTCACGGCCTTTTTCCCGCTGGGTTGAACAACTTGTTCGCTCGGCTCTTTCTCAGTCTCTACGGGCGTTTCTGCCGTTTCTTCTGGGATGCGGTCAAACATCACACGCTTTTGCGGGAAACGCTCAAGGTAGCGACGGGCGACATCGTTGGTGAGGTTGGCGTTGGTGTAGATTTCACCATCGTCGAAGTCACCGCAGCGGATGATAAACCCAGCACGCATATGGTAGTCGCATTTCTCTCTCATCTTCTGCTCCTTTCTCAGTTTCAGTGCCATCTCAATGACGGCATCGTGATAACATCTCTGACAGGCGGTCTTGCGGAACGGTTTCCCCATGATTTCGGGGTACATCTGCGAGATTAACCGCTTGTCCTCAACAGAAAAGGGGGCATTGCCGTGCCCCCTTAACTCTGCAATCTTATCGAGAGCCTCTTCGTATGTCATAGAGGTGATGACTTACTGGGCGGTCTCCTTCAGTGACTCGTACTGAGCCTCGGTGGTAGTGGCATCGGTATTGAACAGGAACATGGCACTCATGCGTGCGCCAGTCTCCTGAAGGTTGACGAGCCAACCACCGTCAGTGTCCTCACTGTACTTGTCATTGGTAATCTCGTTGGCAACGAGACCCTGGCTGTAGCCGTAGATCTGGTACTCGCCGTCACCGCTCACGCCACCCTTGTGCTTGTTGCGCAGGATAGCCACGAAGGTACCGTTTGCAAGACCGTCAATGAACTCATGTGCAGTGCTGGGGTCATTGGCGAGAACAACGAACGATACGGTGTGGGTGAACGTGTTGCGGTAAGTTCCGACCTCAAGGGCAGACTGGGTGCCGGTGAACGGGGTGTTGCCGGCCTGCATGACCTCGTAGGCACGCTTGCCAGTCTTCAAGACGAGGGTCTTGATGATGTTGGGGTTGTTGGTATCGAAGACGGTCTGGGCGAAGTCGATATCACCACGGTTCATGATGATGCCGTCGCTCTCAAGACCCTTGGTTGCCAACTCATCGCACGAAAAGGCGATGTCCTTGCTGATGATTGATTCACATAATGCGGTAGGCATAACTAATCTCCTTTCTTTTTGACGGTGTGATTAATAAGCAGCCTGGAACGCCTTGTCCTCCAGCAGCATTGTTCCAATCTTACCCGTTCCGTAGATGTAGAAGTTACGGGTAATCTTGTCAAAGTAGAAGTCAAAGTCATTGACGAACTCACCAGCTGGAGTGCCGACCAGCAGGTTGTCCTTGGTGGTGAGGATAGCACGGTAGGGCAGTGCGCCGTTCTCGAAGGTGGCAATCAGCTCGTCCCACTTGGCCACGGCAACGTAGGTGATGCCGTTGTAGGTGGTGGTGGTGATGCCGTCGGTCACCTGGTTCCAAGGCAGGTTGCAGCAGTTGGTCTTGCGCAGGTCGAGGTCGAATGCGGTGGCCATAGCCTGGGTCATGTAGATGACCTTCCCGCTCTTTGCCATAATCTCGGGGCCAGCGTCGATGAGCATCTGGTCGATGAGTGCGGTGGCTGCGCCCTGTGCAGTCATGGCGGCCTTGGTGTTGGTGGTGATGGCGGTGCGCTGTGCTGCGTTGACGGCCACCTGTGCAAAGATTCGCTTCCACAGACCGTCAGCCACGGTGATGAGGTCAGTGTCAACGCCGTTGGTGATGCTGCCGCCGTCGCTGATGTTCTCGGCCTCGGTGTCACCAAACCAAGCGATGCGCCAAATGAGGTCAACGAGCAGGTCGTTGATGATGGGGTAGATAACCTCACTCATTACCTGCGTGCCGTTCAAGTCGCCGATAGCGGTGCCAGTCTTCAGCGCGTACTCGGCGATAGTGCCTTCCATCTCGGTGTAACAAATCTTCAAAGGCACTACCCAGCAACCCAGCTCCCAACGCTTGAGGGCGTTGTAGGGTGCAAAGCTGCCGTAGGTGGGGTCACAGCCGCAGCCAGTGGTGCCGACGGGGTTGCCCTTGCCGATAAGGCCGACGGGGTCACCGTTCTTGGCACGGATGACACGGACGTAGTCCTGGATGCGCTCGTCACGCAGGGTGTCAATGTTGATCAGCTTGGAGAGGTCAGTGATGTTCTCCGGCTGGATCAGTAAATTCTCAAGAAAAGTTGCCATATTTTACTCCTATGTTTTTGGTTTTACTTTTTGTTCTTGTTCTTTGCGGCCTCGATGCGCTCTTTGAGGTAGTTGCGCTGGGCAACGGCCTCGGCCTTTGAGGTCACGGGTTCACGCTTTTCGGGCGTGTAGTTCGACTTGATGGTTGCAGCCACCTTCTCATAGCCGCCGCCCATCGTTACCATGTTGATGATTTTCAAATCCTCGTTAGTGCGTGCATTGGAGCGGGCCTGTTCCAGCAGTTCCGTCAACTCGGCAACCTCT